TTAGGACATTTGACGAGCAAAAAAAGCTTTATGATGCCGGAAGATCCCAGACGATGAACTCAAAACACCTTTTACAAGATGACGATACTGGTCATGCTGTGGACTTAATGGCGTACCAAGACGGAGATCCTTGTTGGGAAATACAGGTGTACGATGAGATAGCTGATGCTATGAAAGAAGCGGCTGTCAGAACCGATTTGAAAATTCGTTGGGGGGCTGCATGGCAAATAGATGACCTTCGTGATTGGGAAGGAACGGCAGAGGAAGCCATGAACGCTTATATAGATTTACGTCGCTCCCAGGGTCGTCGCCCGTTCATCGATGGTCCCCACTTTGAGATAAATTAAGGACTAGATGTATGGATGTTGTTGACTTTGCAAAATATTTGTATAATAAATTTGATGAGAGAGAAAAAAATATTGCACAAGATCTAGTATTAGGAAATATAAAAGATTGGAATCAATATCAACATTTAGTAGGAGAGGCACGGGGACTCTCTCTTGCTAAAGAAGAAATTAAGGCCCTGCTGGAGAATAAAATAGAAGATGCCGAGCAAATTATTACTTCCTGACTTTTACAAAGTTCCGGACAAAGAACCAGATCTTCCTTTAAAAGATAGACTACCACAGCCCACGGGATGGAGACTTCTTGTTATGCCCTATAAAGGAAAGGGGAAAACAGAAGGTGGTGTATATATGCCAGAGGATGTTGTTGAAAGAGAGGCACTAGCTACTGTTGTCTCTTACGTTATAAGAGTTGGACCTTTAGCCTATAAGGATAAAGAGAAATTCGGAGATAACGATCCTTGGTGCAAGGAGGGTGATTGGGTGTGCATAGGGCGATATGCCGGTGCCCGCTTTAAAATTGATGGTGGAGAGGTACGCATTATTAATGACGATGAAGTAATTGCTACCATTAAGCACCCTGACGATATATATAGTGTATAGGAGCTAACATGGAACAAAAAGTAGAAGAGGCAGAAACTGTAGAGGTCGAAGTAGAAGAACCCTCTATAAAAGAGCAACAGTCTCAAGAGGTCGAAGTTGTTGAATCAGAACAACAAGGGACAAAAGAAGAACAAAAAGAGACAAAAGAAGAACAAAAAGAGGACGAGCTAGACAGCTACAGTAAAAATGTTCAGACTCGTATAAAAAAGCTTACAGAAAAATATCGAAAAGAAGAAAGAGACAGAGAAGAAGCTGTTCGTGTGTCTCAAAAACTTCTAGAAGAGAATAAAAAGCTTAAAGAACGTGTCGGAAATCTTGATAAAGGGTATCTATCGGAATATGGCACTAGGCTAGAGTCTCAAGAAGACCAGGCAAAAAGGGCGTATTCTGAAGCTCATCAAGCCGGGGACTCTGAAAAAATGTTCGAGGCTCAAAAAGCTTTATCAAAAATTGCGATAGAGCAAGAGAGGTACAGATTAGCAAAGAATCAAATGGAATCTACCGAAGCTCAACCCGCTGAAACCCCACAACAACAGCCACAACCGAAGGTTGAAGTATCTACAAAAGCTAAAGAATGGGCAGAAAAGAACGAGTGGTTTGGGGATAATGAGATAATGACTCAGGCTGCATTTGTAGTACATAATAAATTAATTCAAGAAGAAGGGTTTGACCCGGAGAGCGATGAGTATTATAGTGAAATTGACAGACGTATGAGATCAGAGTTTCCTCATAAGTTTGAAAAGAAAACGAGCAACGGAGTTCAGGTCGCTTCTGCTAACTCCACAGCGTCTCGTAATACACAACAGAAGCGAAGATCGGTAAAACTATCGCCTTCTCAGATAGCGATAGCTAAAAAACTTGGAGTACCTCTTGAAGAGTACGCAAAATATGTGAAGGATTAAGACATGACAGATAGAACACCGAGAAAAGAACAGACCCGTGAGACAGCCTCACGCAGAAAGCCTTGGCAACCACCAAACAGGTTGAATGCACCTGAACCCCCAGAGGGCTATAAGCACAGATGGATTCGCATATCCACTCGTGGAGAGGACGATAAAGTTAACGTCCATGCGAAGATCGACGAAGGGTGGGAACCAGTTCGGGCAGATGAATACCCCAATAGGGACGTACCGACCATTGAAGATGGAAAGTATGCAGGAATTATAGGAACAGGTGGGTTAATGCTTGCAAGAATACCTCTCGAAACAGTCAAAGAGAGAAATGATTATTATCGAGGACGGACTCGTGAACAAATGACTGCGGTTGATAGCGATCTAATGAAAGAGCAGCATCCTTCGATGCCAATCACAAATGATCGACAAACTAGAGTTTCATTCGGGGGTCGCAATGAGTCCCCTAAAAATTAACGCTTTTTAAAGGAGTAGAAATCCAATGGCAAATTCAAATGGTGCATTTGGGCTTAAACCTATCGGTAAGGTAGGTATGAATACCAACAGCACTGGTGCGTCTGGATACACATTCTACGAAATCGCAAGTGGCAACTCTAATGCAATCTATCAAGGTTCTCCTGTAATTCCATTAAGTACTGGCTATATTGATATTGTTGGTGCTGCGGCAGGGGGTACTGTTGGATTGCTTGGTGCTTTCTACGGTTGTGAGTATGTGTCTTCAACTACTGGTGAAACGGTATATTCCAATTATTGGCCCGGTTCTGGTGCGGATAGCAACCACCCGGTCAAAGCTTGGATTTATGATGATCCTTTGCAATTATACTTAATTGCGACGGATGCGTCATGGACAAATAAGGCAACAGCAAGAGCTGCTGTCTTTGCAAACGCTAATTTCTCATCAGGTACTTCTGGGTCTACCACATCAGGTATGTCTTCAGCAGCCTTGGCGATTAGCACAATAAATACTACTGCGAACCTAAACTTGAGAATTATGGGATGGCAAGAAAACCCAGAGAATGCAGATTTTTCTGCAGCGGGTATTGGAGCCGTTGTTCGATTGAACAATCACTATAACTCTCCAAATGGTGCTATCGCAGGTGGTACTGTTTCAACAACTGGTGTATAAGGAGACTAGGTAATGGCTATTTCAAGAGCACAACTCGCTAAAGAGTTAGAACCTGGTCTTAATGCCTTATTTGGCATGGAGTATTCCAGGTACGAAAACCAACATTCTGAAATCTACACAACAGAATCTTCTGATCGAGCATTCGAAGAAGAAGTGATGTTGTCAGGCTTCGGAGCAGCCCCGACCAAAACGGAAGGATCGGCTGTAACTTTTGACGACGCAGTAGAATCATTTACTGCCCGTTACAATCATGAAACCATTGCGTTAGCTTTTGCTATCACAGAAGAAGCGGTAGAGGACAACCTCTATGACCGTTTATCTTCTAGGTATACAAAAGCCTTGGCGAGATCAATGGCTCATACAAAGCAGGTGAAAGCTGCTGCAGTTCTAAACAACGCTTTCGACTCAACTGTAAAAGGTGGAGACGGAAAAGAACTGTGTGCAACAGATCATCCATTAACCAACGGAAGTACATTCGCAAACGAGCCTTCAACTGCGGCTGATTTGAACGAAACTTCCTTGGAGGATGCGTTGATTAAAATTGCAGGTTTTGTTGATGAGCGTGGTCTAAAGGTCGCCCTCCGTGGTACAAAGCTTATCATTCCTCGACAGCTACAATTCACTGCTGAGAGATTGATGGCTTCTACACAGAGGTCAGGGACTGCCGACAATGACGTGAACGCTGTCAGATCAATGGGAATGCTTCCACAGGGTTACACTGTGAATGACTTCCTAACAGATACTGATGCTTTTTTCATCATGACTGACACTCCAAGAGGTTTCTTACATTTTGAGAGAACACCTCTTTCAACTAACATGGAAGCTGACTTCGACACAGGTAACATGAGGTACAAGGCTCGTGAGAGATATTCTTTCGGGTTCTCAGATCCTCGTTGTGTATTTGGGTCACCAGGAGCCTAACTTTCATAGTTTTCCTCCCAACTAAAAGGGCGAGTAAAATCGCCCTTTCTTTTTGTGTGGAATTGTTTTATATTCTAAATATCCAAACTACCACATAATGTGGTAGACATTGCCAGATTGGAGGTAAATATGGCTAATACAACTTTTAAAGGAACAGTACGTTCTGAGGGTGGGTATTCTTCTATCGCCACCGCTGCAACAACAGGTGCAGAAACAACACAAATGTCCATTTCATCCGCAGGCTTTACTTCGCTTGATGCTAATACAATGGCTACAGAAGCAGGTACAGGTATTACGGGTGGTACAGGTACTATTTACAAAAGTTCGGTTCTTAGGTCAGGTGGTATTATTACCACAAGCATCCTAATTGACCTTACAGGGCTAAGATCAACGGCTAGTGGCGACATTATTGGTGTTAACGGTACATCTAATGCTTGTCAC